CCATTTAGGTGCAGTCTACAAATTTTTTGTAGGCACAGATTGTACAGATTGCGATATCAAAACTGACGGGACAGACAAATTTGTTGGTCACGCAACTATCGTAAACGTAGCAGATGGAACTAACAGCACATTTGTTCCTGCGTCAGCAAATGATGTTATCAGCATGAACGGTGGAACTACAGGTGGAGATAAAGGTAGCACAGTTACTATTACTGCACTTGAAGACAATGTATATTTAGTAGAAGCAGTGTTAATCGGTACAGGTACTGAAGCAACACCTTTTGCAAATAGTTAATAGATAATTAGTGTGGAGCTTCGGCTCCACACTATTAATAGGAGAAAAATATGAGTTCAGATCAGAAGTTTAGTACACTGACAGCAGATGGAAATTTTAAAACTATCACTGGTGGTTCTACTAACATAGGGCCTTGTAGAGTTACATACATACAAGCTCATGGTGGAACTAACTGTTTAGTTAAATTACACGATGGAACAGGGACAGGTGGCTCTTTACAATTTCAAGCTAAATTTAGTAGTGAAGGTTTAGATATTTATGTACCAGGAAATGGTATTAGATTTGAAACAGGAGTATACTTAGATTTAACTACTACAGATTCTGTTACTATCGGTTATACTGGCTAGGAGTTTAAATGGCTAATACTACCTCGGGAACAACAACGTTCGACAAAACTTTTGCTATTGATGAAATAGTAGAAGAAGCATTTGAACGTATCGGATTGCAAAATGTTGCAGGATATCAATTAAAATCTGCAAGACGATCTCTTAATATATTGCTTCAAGAATGGGGTAATAGAGGTATTCACTATTGGGAAATAGGAGAAACTAATTTAGATTTAATTGAAGGACAATCAGATTATGATTTTTTTAGATCTAGCGATGATGGAACCTCAGCAACAACTACAGACCCAGCTAGTGTATTTGGAATGTCCGATGTTCTTGAAGCACAATTAAGAGCTAATAGAACTCAAACAACACAATCAGATAGTCCTATGACTAAAGTAGATAGATCTACATATGCAGGATTCTCAAACAAATTATCTAAAGGCACACCTAATCAATATTGGGTAGAGAGATTTATTGATAAAGTAAGAATACACATTTATCCTACACCAGATTCTACAAATGCATCTAAAGATATGCATTTTTATTTTATAAAAAGAATACAAGATGCAGGAGATTATACAAATGCATCTGATGTACCATTTAGATTTGTGCCTTGTATGGTATCAGGACTTGCATATTATTTAGCACAAAAGTATCAACCAAATTTAATTCAACCTATGAAGTTGATTTATGAAGATGAATTTGCGAGAGCGTTAGCAGAAGATGGTTCTGCTTCTAGCACGCATATAACACCAAAAGCATATTACCCAGGAGCATAATTATGGATGATGAATTAGATAAAAAAATGAGAGAAGCTTTTGAAAAAGCCTCAGAAGCAGGAGAATTACCTAGAGGAGTAAAAACTTTTGATGATTTTTTAGATTATATTGATAGGTTAAGAGACGCAGATAAAATGGCTATGGGTGGTCAAGTAGGTAAACCCTTAGGACCTGGTGGTGCTAAAAAGAAAAAGAAAAAAGGTAAAAAATAGTGGCAAAATACGCAACAGGAAAATATGCACGAGCAATATCAGATAGATCTGGTATGGAGTTTCCATACAAAGAAATGGTCAGAGAGTGGAATGGATCGTTTGTGCATGTATCAGAGTTTGAGCCAAAGCAACCACAATTAGAACCAAAACCTATGAATGGTGATTCTATATCTTTAAGACACGTAAGACCAGATAGAATAGAAACGTCAGTTCCAAGAATACTACCACTAAACCCATTTACAACAACGAATGGATCTACAACAATATCTGTTAATGAACCAGATCATGGTAGATCTACAAGTGACAGAGTTAGATTTAGAAATGCAAATGTAGTTGGTGGAGTAGCGGCAGCAACAATAAATTTAGCTGCAGGATATATAATTACAAAAGTAGATAATGATAATTATACCTTTGCAACAAGCACAACATCTAGTATAACTGAAACAGGAGGAGGGGGCTCTGCATCAGCAGGACCTGTGACGGTAACAGCGTAATGAAAAAAATTTGGAATTGGATAAAAAATATTTTTAAACCTCAAAGGCAAGACATACCTGTTGTTTTACATGAAGAGGTAGAAAATGAATATACAAATAAAGATGGAAAACCTATTAAATGTGGAACACACAATAGATATAAAAAAAGTTGTCCTATTTGTAAAGAAATAGCAGGAGTAATATAATGGCTGGAATAAGTGCATCAGGATTAAAAACACAAATAAGAAGTTATACCGAAACAGATTCAAATGTTTTAACAGATGCTGTTTTAGAAAATATTATTTTAAATGCACAATATAGAATTTTTAGAGATGTGCCTATCGATGCAGATAGAAAACAACAACTAGGTAATTTAGTGGCTGGACAAGAATCTATTAACGCTCCAGCAGGATCATTATTTATAAGAGGTATACAAGTTTATGATACCGCAGGATCAGAAACTACAGGAGCTAATAGATGGTTAGAGAAAAAAGACTACACATACCTACAAGAATATCAAGATGTAACAGGAACATCGGCTGCTCAAGGTCAACCTAAATATTATGCCATGTTTGGTGGAGGCACAGGAGAATCAGATACGACATCTGGACGTATAGCTTTTGCTCCAGTTCCTAACACGACTTATAGATTTAGAGTGCATTTTAATAAAATGCCTGATCTTTTAGAGGGTGATGGCACTAATTATATTAGTATGAATTTTACAAATGGGCTTTTATATTGTTGTTTATCAGAGGCGTATGGTTATTTAAAAGGCCCGATAGACATGTTGACTTTGTATGAAAATAAATATAAACAAGAGGTACAGAAGTTTGCTAACGAGCAAGTTGGTAGAAGACGAAGAGATGACTACACTGATGGCGCTGTTCGTATACCAGTAAACTCAGCAAACCCGTAGGAGAATAAGTTATGGCAATATCATCAGCAATATGTTCAAGTTTCAAACAGGAACTTTTACAAGGCAAACATAGTTTTGAATCTTCAGGTGGACACACTTTTAAGATTGCATTATTTGATAGTGATGCAAATTTAGGTGCTTCTACAACAGACTATTCAACTTCAGAAGAAATTACTAATACATCAGGTTCTGCATACACTGCAGGTGGAGCAACTCTTACAAACTCTGGTGTGTCTTTATCTTCAACAACAGCATTTACAGATTTTTCAGATGTCACTTATTCATCTGCATCTTTCACTGCAAATGGTGCATTAATTTACAATACAACAACAGATGGTGGTTCAAGCACAACTGATGCTGTTTGTGTAATTGCATTTGGCGGTGACAAAACAGCTAGTAATGGAACTTTTAAAATTGAGTTTCCAGCAGCAGACGCAAGTAACGCGATCATCAGATTAGCATAGGAGGCCGACCATGTCGGTATCTTCAGGATGGGGCCGGTTCACCTGGGGCCAAGCCAACTGGAATGAAGCCGTAACTTTAAAAACAGGTTGGGGCGCACAAGCTTGGAGTGATGGTGAATGGGGAGAACTTAAAGATGCTATCGCACTTCCAACAGGTTTATCTATTACATCTAGTGTTGGTTCAGTAGATGTACCTGATCAAATAATTACACCTACAAGTTTTGAAATAACATCATCACAAGGTGAAGCTTTTATTCCTGTCATGGTAGAGGGAATATCAGCAACATTCTCCATTGGTTCATTATCTGTAGTAGATATGCAGGTAGGATTAACTGGTCAATCTGCAACAAGTTCTATTGGATCTGTGTCTGTTAATGACATGACTATTGGTCTAACAGGCCAAGAGTTTACTGCAAGTCAAGGAACTGCAAAAGCGCCAAACGAAACAGCAATTGTTTCTGGTTTATCAATCACCTCTGCACAAGGAACCGCACAAGGTATATCTTCACAGGAAGCGACACTAACAGGTCAATCAATTAGTGCTAGCCTTGGTAGTGTTACAATACCAAACGATGTAGTTCAACCATCTGGATTAGAAGCAACATTTAGTCAAGGTTCAATTGTAGGATTAGGTGGTGCTGTTGCTCAACCAACAGGTCAATCAGCTACAGCATCTGTAGGATCTTTAACGATTGAAGAAGCATTAGGACTAACAGGTCAATCGTTTAGTGCTAGTGTTGGATCTATATCTTTAACAGATATTATTATTGGATTACCAAGCCAATCTATAACTACAAGTATTGGAACCGTAAATATATTTGCTTATGGCGATGTTGACACTGGTTCAAATACGTCATATAGTGATGTTTCAACGGGTTCGAATGACTCTTATTCGGATGTTGCATCTGGATCAAATACAAGTTATAGTGACGCTGCATAGGAGATAAAATATGGCATCAACATACACACCATTAGG